CTGCCGAAATCCATCCGCAAGGACATCACAGAACGGGCGCACGAACGCGCCTTGCAGCATAGGGGAGAATGAACATGGCTGACCTGAAAATCAAAGCGTTCAATCATTGTTCCGCATACGGGAGAATCGAGGTCTTCGGCAACGCAACAGATTGGCTCCCGCCAGCCCTCGCCAGCATCCTCGACGGCCTCCAGAACATGCGCGACGACTCCGCGCTGTGTCAGGCGCTCGCTGACCATCTCGATTTCGCCGACCTCGCCGCTCGCGTCGCCGCCGTCGCGCAAATCCGCCGCAAGCTGGCCGACCGCGACCTGACCGCGACCGAGCGCGACACGCTGGATCGCCTCGCCGCCGACCCGTGCGAGTGGGTCCGCAACGAGGCAAAATGCGCGCTGGACGAGCTGAGTGATCCGCTCCGGGACCAGGACGCCGAGCATGACGGGGCGGAGGACTTCGCGCCCGAGCTGCGCACCTTCGAGGCTCGCGGCGTCACGATCGAGGATCACGGGCGATTGAACTACATCCGCGCCAACGCGAAAGGCGTGCTCCGCGATCGGGCCGGGGCTCTGCTGGTGAAGCTCGCGGGGGTGGCGAAGTGAGCGCGAACGAACGCATCGACCAGATCATCGCCGACGCCCTCGCGGGATCGCCGGAAACGCATGTCGCCATCCTTGCGCGGGAGGTGGTGAGGTTGCGCGAGTCGCCCGCCGTGGTGGTGCCGGAAATAATGCTTTCCGACATTTCCAACGAATGCGGCGCCATGCTTTGCGACGATCGCGAGGCGTTCCGGCGTGGCGCATTGTGGGCGCAAAAATTCATCACCTCCCGCGCCCGCGCCATCCCCGCCGACCGCGTGCTGGGGGAGGGGATGGTGGCGATTAGCGGGAGTCTCGCTACCCTGCTGCAAGAGCTTGTCTTTGCTGTCAATGCATTCCTCGCGGAGTCGTCTCCATGGATCGGACCGGGGGCTCCGGCGGAAGTCCCGGCGCTGACAGAAATTGCGTCGCGTCGGCTCCAATACATGCTCGATCAGATCCGCGCCAACCAGGGAGGGGCCGACCATGACTGACCGCATCGACCCAGGGCCGGGGTGGAGGCTGTTGGAGGAAGGCGAGATTCGGAATCGCGGCGACGAATTCTTCCGCGACGGATGGAGGCCGACGGTTATGGCTGGAGATCGCCTGCCAAAAAACGGATTCCCCACTCGCCGCCGCATCACTCCGCGCACCACCAAAGCGATCGCGACACGGGCGACAGTCCGAGCGGCGTTTCCGGACGGCGCAATGATCTCCGACTCGATCGCGTGCGAAAGCGGGTTGTCGGGCGAAATGATGCAGTTCTCGGCGGATCGCTGGGAGCTGTCGAAAATCCATCTCCAGACATCTGGCGCCAAATACATCATGCTCGAAATCCAGAGGGAGGGGGAGCTGTGAGAAGAGGCGAACGAATCAGGTGGGATACGAGACTATCGAAGCCGCTTGCGGATGGCGGCGCGACGATCTGCGAAAAACATGATTTCGCGCTGGCGAGCTATGAAGACCCGTCAATGACTTGGGAGGTTTGCCAAGCCCTAACGCAAGCCAAGGATGACGGAGAGAGGATGGAGCGGCGAATCCAGGAGCTAGGCGAAGAGGCGAACAACCTTGAGGTGTGCTTAGATGATGCCGAAAGCGAAATCGTCCGCCTCAAGATCGCGCACCTGTGGAGGATGGCGGAATCGATTCGGATCGTGCTTGATCGCCATCTGATCAGCGCCGAAACTGAGGCAGAATACGAGCGCAAGAAGCGGCGCCGGAATGAGCGCGCTACGCGATTCGCAAAAGCCTGCCTCGCCAAAATCACCGAACTCAAGGAGTCGCGATGCTCGACCAAATCCTGACCAATCCCGCCCTGCGCTTCCTCGTCTACACCATCGCCAGAATCCTTCTCGTCGCCATCGTCTGGGGCGCCGCGATCATCTGGAGCGTCGAGTCTCGCTACCGTTCCCAGCGCCGCGCCGACCAGATCGCCGCGCAGATGCGCACAGGACGAGAGCTGCGGGGGATGCGATGAGCCGGGCGGATGGCGTCCTGCGCGTCGTGCTGACCGGGAAATGGTTCGACATGATCGAGCGCGGCGAGAAGATGGAGGAGTATCGGGGAACACATTGGGCGGACAAGCTCCTGGATGGTCTCGCTCCTGGGCACCACCCAAACGCGACATTTCGCCCCTATCACACCCTCGTCGCCTCCCGTGGCTACACATCCCGCACCCTGACCCGCAAGATCAAGCGCATCCGCTGGGGTAGGCCGCGCCCGGAGTGGTCCGGCGATACCGTGACGGGAGAATGCTTCATCATCGAATTGGAGGATCCAGAATGAACGAAATGACTGCCGCTGTTGTTTCCCTTGCAATCGACAAGGCCATCATCGCTGGAGCGAGCTTCGCTTGCGGGTGGCTCTGGCGCGCAACGCGTGATGCAATGGCGAAAAAGGATGGAGCGGAATGACCCGCCCCGACTCGACCCGCTGGCCCGGACTCGTCGCCGCCGTGTGCCTGCTCGCGCTGGCCGCGCTGGAAATCGCGATAATGGTGGAGGTGGGGAGGTGACCCCGCGCCAACGTCGCTACATGGGCGCGCTGACCGTCGCAACCTTCCTCGCCATGGGCGCCGCTCTGACCGCTGGCTGGGTCTCCATGGCGTTCGCGGCGGGGCATTTGACGATCCTGGTGGTTGCCGGATGGCGCAGGTTGCGGCAGACCTGGCGGGAGGGGATCTGATGCGCGCCCTGATCCTCGCTGCCGCTCTCTGCGGATGCCAGTACGCCGACATCGCCGCGCCCGTCGAGATGCCATCGCGCACCATCGCCGGGCCTGGCTGGTGCTCGCAGCTCATCGAGTGGCCCGACCAGTACGACGCTGTGGACTCGTCGGAAACATGCTGGAATGGGTCGCGCCCGCACATGGTCCAGTACTCGCGACCACGGCTTCCTGGCAAGAGCTGCAGGGAATCGCTCTACATGCCAGAGGGGCGGGTTCGACGGTGGTTCGGGTGCCCGAAAAAGCCAGTTGGCGACCCGATCTAAGGGTTTTTCGAGGGGTGCGAAATAGTTGTTTCCGTCGGACAATGTCGGACATATATTGATAGGAGTCGGGACGGTCATCCCGGCGCAAACCAACAACAAACGAGGGCAAAATGTTGATCTGCATCTCTGGGTATGAGCTTCTGCAAATGTTGACAATTCGGATTGCCAAAGAATCTGTGATTGGGAGAGATCGCGTTTACAGGGCAATGGAATCGTTTGACGATTTCACCAACCCAGAGGTGATTTACTTCGGATTTTGACGCGAGGCATCCCCGCCCGGCAACGCGCCGGGCCGTCCTCGCTCGTCGCGGGGGTGACCGCTCTGTCGGGCGGGGAATCAATCTGGGGCCGCACCTCCAGGCCGAATCCGCAGAAATGCGCGAACTGAGGCAAAAGCGGCTGACACGCTGGCAACGAGCAGCGCGCGGATCGCGAAAGAGATCTGACAGTCGGGAAAGACCGGCATCACTTGAGCCGGAGTCACCGGCACGGGGCGGCGCAGCGCGAGTGTGTTCGGCGCGCCGCCCTGCATTTTCTGGAGGATCGAATGAAAATCACTGAATGGCTGAATGGACCTGGTCGCGAATGTTGCGATCCTGCAAAAAAATGGCTTTCCGGTTTCGGTGGCGCTACGATGTCGGAGGCCTGGTTGCAGTGTCCACGGGCTGACTGGATGTTCTGGGCAGGGCTACGTAGCCCCGTGGAAGAAAATGACCCTCGATGGAGACAAGCGGCGTTTGCGATCGTCCGCCGCACTGAGATTTTTCCCGGAAAAACGAACTGGGATATCATGCCAAAGGAGGCTCAGGAGTGCGTCGAAATAGCAGAGCGTTTTGAGCGCGGAGAAGCAACTACAGAAGAGCGGTCCGCCGCCGCGTCCGCCGCCGCGTCCGCCGCCTGGTCCGCCGCCAGGTCCGCCGCCAGGTCCGCCGCCGAGTCCGCCGCCTGGTCCGCCGCCGAGTCCGCCGCCTGGTCCGCCGCCGAGTCCGCCGCCTGGTCCGCCGCCTGGTCACAGCAGGCCGATATTTTGCGCGAGTACATCATCGACCCATGGAGGACCGAATGAAAGCCAAACCAAAGCGACGCAAGCGTCAAACGGTCCCGCAGGACGCCGAGCCGCTGACGGCGCGCCCGTCCTACAGATGCGGCGCGTCGGAATTCGAGGCGGCATGCAAGGCGGCTGCGCGGCGAGGGATGACGTTTTCCCAGCTCGCGCGGTTGGCGGTCAACAGCGAAGTCAAGCGGGGTGGGGAATGAGCGGGAAAATTGAACTCGAATGGTTTGCGACAACCGAAAAGCCGCACCCTGACGCACCAGGATTGAAACGCCACGAGCACGTCGACTGCCTCGTAGATCGCAAGCACATGGGTGTCGAAATCCTTTCATGGAATACTGTGGATCTCGTTTGGGATGGAGCGGACCAAGACGATTTCGAGTGTGAAGTCGGCGACGTACTGGCTTGGGCCGTGCTTCCTGATAGCCTTCGCGGCCCTGGATGCAGGTGGGACGCATGACCCCCGCCGAAAAGCTCGCCGCGCTCCAGGCATGGGAAGCGCACGTCAAGGCGATTCAAGCCGTCTACGAGGCCGACCGTATCGCGTGCGGGGCTCTGATCGAGTCGCCGCGCTGGTCGGCGGTGTACGGGCTGCTGGACACCTACGCAACTCTGGTCGCCGATCAGATCCAGCCCGACCACCCGGGCGCTGATCAGGTCGCAGAATGGCTCGACTGGTGGGCTTTCGAGTGCGATTTCGGAGCAAAGCCGAAGCAGGCGGGGATTGTCGGGCAGGAGATGCGCGAGATCCGCACGCTCGAAGACCTGCTCTGGATCATCGAGGCGAGGCCATGAGCGCCGTCGACTGGAAGCCAGGGCCACGACTCCGCGCCGCGATGGACGCCGACCAGGCGCTGACCCACATGCAGCGCGACGAGCTGGGCGGGTACGGGCTGACGGTGCGGCGGTTCGGGATGCGCAAGCTGTTCGCGGCGGGACGGACGGCGCAGGAGGCAGCGGACGCGATGGAACGGATGATAGGGGGTGAGGGATGAGCGAACGGACGCTGGAGGAGATCGAGGCGCTGGCAGCGGATGCGACGCCGGGGCCGTGGACAACGAAAGGGAAAAGCGTCAAGGCGCTTGGTGCGCCATCTGAAAGGACAGCGCCGAACGGGTGGCAGGGAGGAATCTGCAACTGCATGGGGTCGGGGCACGGGCCTAGATCTCGGATTGATGCGCTCGCCGAAACAAACGCCGCGCTGATCGCCGAACTCCCTAACCTCCTCGCCATCGCGCAGGAGCAGAGGGGCGCGATGGCCGCAGATGAGGAGCGGACGCGAGCGGCCGCAATGCGCGTGTGGGGCGAGCATGTTCGCGGGTGCGATACTGCCGACGCGATGGCCGATCTGATCGTGAGGCAGAGGGAGGAGATCGCGAGGCTGCGCGGAGATCTTGCTCAGGCTGACGCAGCGCTCCGATCGGTTCCATAGGCACCAAAAAGTAACTACCTAGCCAAATCACGAAAAAAAATGCACTCCTGGGGAGGTGAGATCTACCGATCCGCTAGCCTCTCAGGAGCGCTACGCTGCCTTCGAGGCAGGAGGATGGGGATCTATGAGCAGCAAGCAAGGAAAATGTGAGACGTGCAGGTGGTGGAATTCGGACGAATGCCCTGGGTCTGGCGTCCCAGAGGATGCGTACGACAGAGTGTGGGAGGAATACTATGGAGAAGGAACCAGCAGCAGCGACATTGCGCGGAAGATGTACGCGCTAGGCCACAAGGCTGGGCGGAGCGTCAAAAGTTGCGAACAATGGAAGAAGGAAGAATGAGCCAGCCTGTTTCCGACTTCGGGCGCCTCCAGGGCGTCCTTGTAGGCGTGCCGCTCGCCAAGATCGAGCCGCAATACGACGACAAAGGAAAGCGGATCGCTCGACTCCTGACGTGGTCCACGGGGGAAACATGCATAGTGACGGACGGCAGCAAATGAGCGAAGTTTCGCAAGGCGAATGGCAGGTCGGAGAATCGCGCTTTGTGTTCCCGATCGAATGTAACGGCATTGTAATTGGGGCGGCGTACTGCCGTCTCATCGACAGTGATTGCCGATACACTCCACACCCACCAATCCAGGAGGCCCGCGCAAACGCAAGGCTCATGGTCGCTGCGCCAAAACTTCTCGCGGCGTTAGAGGCGCTGCTCCTGGATCCATCAAACATTGAGAAAAAAAATGCCGCGGCACAAGCGGTGCAGGCGGCGAAAACCGGGAGGCCCCACGAACCACCTCAGATCGTGTAGATTTCCTCTAGCCCACAGCGGCGGAGGTGTGAAAATGGAGTATTCGGCAGAAGATCGCGCGCGATTCATCGAGGATGTGATTCAGGGGATCTCGGAAGGCATTCCACTTCGAGAAATCTGCCGAAGAGATGGATTTGCAAGCTACCCGCGAATCTACGCATGGATGGACGAAGATAAAGAGTTTGCGAAACGCTTCGCGTGCGCACGCGAGCGTGGGCACGATATAATCGCGGATGAATGCCTTTCAATCGCTGATAATGCCTCAAACGATTGGATGGACAATCATAACCCAGATGATCCAGGTTATCGCCTCAATGGCGAACACGTCCAGCGTTCAAAGCTCCGGATCGATACGCGCCTAAAGCTTCTCGCTAAGTGGAATCCAAAGAAGTACGGCGATAAGCTCGAATTGGCTGGAAGCACTGAATCCCCGCTGACGGTAGTCGTCAAGAGTTATGCCGGAAATCAGTCTCCCGAATAAGTGGGATCCACGCCCCGACCAAATGGGCATCTGGAATTACCTCCAGAACGGCGGGAAGCGCGCTGTCATTCGGGCGCATCGCCGCTTCGGGAAGGATGACATTGCGCTGAACTGGTCGGCCGTCTCGGCCATCCTGCATCCCGGCATGTACTGGCATTGCCTACCAGAGTATTCGCAGGGCCGAAAGGCCATTTGGGATGCCGTGGACTCGCACACAGGGCGCCGACGCATCGACCAGGCTTTCCCGCAGGAGATTCGACGAAAGACCCGCAATGACGAAATGCTCCTCGAATTCGCATCGAACTCGACGTGGCAGGTCGTTGGATCGGATCGGTACAACGCTCTCGTCGGCGCTGGGCCTCGCGGCCTTGTGCTTTCGGAAGCGGCGCTCGCTGATCCGGAGGCGTGGGATTACCTGCAGCCGATGGTAGAGGAATCGAATGGATGGGTAATATTCATTTCAACGGTTCGCGGTCGAAATTGGTTCTATCAATTGGGCGAATACGCAAAGACGAATTCAGATTGGTATTTCGCAGACATCACAGTAGACCATACAAACGTATTCACGAAAGATCAACTCCGCACGATTCAAGACCAATTGATTGCCAGGTGGGGCGACGAAATCGGCCTTGCGAAGTATCGGCAGGAATACTTCAACGATCCGGATGTGGGATCATTCGCGGCGTTCATTTCGTCGTCACTGGTTCGGCGTGGAGTTGAGTACAATGCGGAGGGCTACCAGCAAGAGCCTCGCGTGTGGGGCCTCGATATAGCCCGCGCTGGCGAGGATCGATCCGTCTTGGTTGAGCGGCAAGGGCGGAGGTCTCGAATTGTGCAGGCTTGGCACGAGCCGGACTCGATGCGCCTGGCGTCATTCGTGGCGATGTTGTGGCAAGACCATCGGCCAGACATGGTATTCGTGGACGGTGGCGGCGTTGGTGGCCCTGTGGCGGATCGCTTGCGGCAATTGCTATCGCCCCAATGCATCCAAGAGGTGAATTTTGGGTGGGCCGCGACAGACCCAACCAAGTACGCCAACAAGCGGGCGGAAATGTGGGGCAGAATCAAGGATGCGCTATCGCTTGGTCTTGAATTGCCGAATGATTCAGAGTTGATCGAGGAGCTTTCCGGCCCTGAATTCACATTCACAAACAAAAATCAAATCCTCCTGGAGAAAAAGGAGAGCATGAAGGCGAGGGGATTGAGATCTCCCGACAAAGCCGACGCGCTGGCGCTGACTTATGCTGAGCCAGTGTTCCGCCGCGCCGAATATGACGACCAGGACCAGCGCGAGGAGTGGGAAACGGGCTCCGGAAGCTCTTGGATGGGTCGATAAGCTGCGGATCGCGGCGGATAGTTGTATATTCCCGCTATCCACTAAACCGTTTTAGTAGACCTCTCTCTATACAAGGGGCGCATAATGGCGAAGATGACCGCGGCGAAGTACGAGAAGAGCGCAGCCGACCGCAAGGCCGATGCCTCCGGAAAGCATGGCAAGGAAGGTTCCGCGAAGGACATGAAGGCCGATCGCGCCGCCGTCGCCAAGATCAACAAGGGCCGCAAGTAAGTGGCTCGCAAGGTCGATCCCGAGCTGATCGCGGACTTCCAGCGCCGTTTCCGGCTCGCGGAGTCGGCCAACGCTGAGAATCAGAAGACGTTCGACCACGACCGCCGCTTCGTCTACCACGACGACGCGCAGTGGGAATCGGATGCAGTCGGCGCGCGCGGGGACCGGCCACGGGTCACCATCAACCGGCTGCAGGTATTCGCCCGCAACATCACGAATGAAGCGCGGGAAAGCCCTGTAGCCATCAAGACGCACCCCGTCGATGAGTACGGCGACGTGCATCTGGCGAAGGTCGTGGACGGCCTGATTCGGCACGTGGAGCACGACTCCAACGCCTCCGACGTGTACGCCGCCGCCTTCGAGGATGCGGTGACTGGTGGGTATGGGTATTTCCGCGTCACCACGGAATACGAGCGCGAAGACTCGTTCTACCAGTGCCCGAAGATCAAGCGGGTTCTCGACCCGAAGACCGTCAAGCTCGACCCATTCCACGAAGACCCAACCGGTGCCGATGCGATGTGGGGGATCGTCCACACGCGCTATTCTCGCGACGAGTTCGAAAAAGCATGGCCGGACGCCGAGCCGATCAATGCATTCGGAAGCGATAACGCTTTTTGGGCTGATCGCGAAGCTGGGATTCTGGTTGCCGAGTACTTCGTCGTCGAAGAGAAAGAAGAGAAGCTTCACCAGCTCAAGGATGGGTCGACCGTCTGGGATTCCGAGGCGACCAAGAAGCAGAAGGCGAGCGCGACCCGATCCAGGATGTCGTGCCGCCGCCGCGTGATGTGGTACAAGATTGGCGGACAAGGCGAGATCTTGGAGGACCCTGTCGAGTTCCCCTCGCGCTATGTTCCCATCGTCCGAATGCCTGGCCGCGAATGGTTCGAGGACGGGAAGCGGTTCACATGCGGAGCGATCCACTACAGCAAGGACGCCCAGCGGATCTACAACTACGCCCGCTCGCAGCAGTTGGAGCGCTTGGCGCTAGCTCCAAAGGCGCCGTTCATCGGGTACGCCGGTCAGTTCACCGACAAGAAATGGCAGAGCCTCAACACGAAGAACTGGCCCTACCTTGAGGTCGCGCCGGTCACGATCGCCGGGCAGCTGGCGCCGCTCCCGCAACGCTCCCAGGTTGTCGGGCTCGACCCCGCTTTGTCGGAAGAGATCCAGCTTTCCAACGAAGAAATCAAGGCGACAACCGGAATCACTGACGCCAACCTTGGACAGAGGTCGAATGAGACGAGCGGGCGTGCGATCATGGCGCGGCAACAGCAGGGCAACCGGGCGAACGCCGATTTCATCTCGAATCGAAACATGGCAATCCGTCAATGCGGGATGATCCTTCTCGACATGCTTCCGCGCCTCTACGACGAGCCGCGCGTCGCCCGCATCCTTGGGCCAGATGGGCAACCAGACCTCGTCTGGATCAAGCGCGAAGCTCAAGGTCGCGACGGGAACAAGTACTTCTATGACCTTTCGGCCGGCAAATACGACATCGTGATCGATGTCGGCCCTGCCTACTCGACGCGCCGCCAAGAAGCCGCCGTTGCCATGACGGAGACGCTGCGGTCGGTGCCGCTCATCGGGCAGGTAGCCCCCGATCTCATCGTCCAGGCGCAAGACTGGCCGGATGCCGACAAGCTGGCAGCGCGCCTCCGCAAAACCATTCCTCTGCAGATCCTCGGCAATGATGCCGACCAGGATGGCGGAGCACAGAAGCAAGAGCAAGGCCCGCCGCCGATCCCTCCCGAGCTGCAGCAGCATATCCAGGGGCTCGAACAGGAGAATCAGCAACTCAAGCAGGATTCCGTCGTCGAGTCGAACAAGCTTGCGCTGGAGAAGTACAAGGTCGACCAGGACAACGAAACCAAGATCCGCGTCGCGCTGATCAATGCGGGACAGAAGATCGAGGAAAAGAATATCGCAGAGCAGGGCGCCAACGCCCGGCATGCGGCACAATCGGCAGCAGAGAGCGCCCTATCTCCGCAGGCTGGATCAGATGGTGGGCAGGAAATCGCACCTCAAAGCGAGGATGAGTAATGGACCAGGACCAGACGGAAGTCGTCGAACCGGAAGCGGTACCGGCGGAAGTTGTCGAAGCTCAAGTTGCAGACGTTGCGCCGGAAGCGAAAGCCCCGGAAGAGACGGAAGCGCCGAAGCCCGACAACGAGGAAGCGAAAGCCAAGAGGCGTTCTTTCGAAGAGCGAATCAACAAGGTCACGCGAAGGATGCACGAGGAGCGCGAACGCGCCGACGCGGTAACGCGCCAGTTCAACGCGCTCCTGCAAGAAGTGCAGTCGAAGCCACTGCAGCGCGAAGCGTTTCGGGATGACGAGAGTTTCGCCGCCGCCGTCGATCGGCAGCGCGTGCGACTCAACGTCCTTGAAGTGCAAGCGGAGCAGGCAATCGAAGGCGTGAGAAACGCGGGAACGCAGCACCAGCAGACCGTCGCGGATGCATGGACTGCAGCGGTCGCGGATGTCTCCGAGACGATCCCCGACTGGCACGCCGTGGTGAGCGCGTCGAAAGCCCCGACCACTCCGACGATGGATCAGGCCATCATGGAGAACGAGAACGGGCCGGAGATCGCGTATTACCTGGCAAAGCATCCCGCCGAAGCCTTGCGGATCTACCAGCTTTCGCCCAAAGCGCAAGAGCGCGAAATCGTCCGGCTTGAATCCAGAATCTCAAACATTGCGCCCACCACAAAAACCAGCGCTCCCGCCCCCATCAAGCCGATTCCCGCAGCCGCCAAAGCGGTCGTGAGCCCGGCTGACGAATACCGTCTATGGGAAGCGGAGCAGAACAAGAAAAACCGCTACGGTGCGCCGAGGCGGTAAGGAGTAGATCATGAGCAACAACTTTGCTGTCATCGACAAGGCGTCAAAGGAAACCGTTCGCCTCTTCAAGAACAACCTGATCCTTGGCTCTCGCGTCAATCGCCAGTTCGACAAGGACTTCACCCGGACCCCCGGAAAGATCGGTTACAGCCTGCGGGTTCGCCAGCCGAACAAGTTCCAGGTTCGCACCGGGGCGACGTTCTCCGCGAACGACCTGGCCGATCCGGTGACCACCATCAACGTCGGCCAGCAGAAGGGCGTCGACTACCTGATCTCCTACGCCGACCTCACCATGAGCGTCGAGGAGTTCACCGCCCGCTACACGGCTCCCGCCGCGCAGCACCTGGCCGCGCAGGCTGACCTGGAAGGGTATGCGCTCTACAAGAAAATCGCGAACATTGTGGGTACCCCCGGCACCCAGCCCACAAGTTCCAACGGTGCCCAGCACATCATGCAGGCCAATGCCTACATCACCAACCAGTCCGCGCCCATCGACGACCGCCACCTGATCACCTCCACCCAGGTACAGGTTTCGTACATCGACGCGCTGAAGGGCCTGCTCAACAGCCAGAAGGACATCGGGGACCAGTACAAGAAGGGCGCTTTCGCCTCCGGCGTGCTGGGCTACGACGACATCGCGGCCTCGCAGTCGGTGAACACGCACACGGCAGGCAACTACAGCGGCACGCTGCAGGTCAACCTGGCGCAGGGCGCGAACACCGGCGCGACCTACCAGTCCGGAACGCTGAACATCAAGGGCGGAGCGAACAGCATCACCGGCTTCTTCAAGGCTGGCGATGTCATCACGATCGCCGGAGTCTACGATGTCAACCCCCTGACCAAGACCCCGCTGCCGTACCTCAAGCGGTTCGCCATCACCGAAGACGCGAACACCGATGGATCCGGTCTTTCGGCGCTGACCATCTCCCCTGCGATCGTTTACGGTGGAGCATACGCCACCTGCAGCGCACAGGCAGCGAACAGCGCTGCGATCACCGTCCTGACCGGTGCCGCCAACTCGACCTCCGAGCAGTCGCTTGCCTTCCATGGCGACGCACTGACATTTGTCATGGCCGAAATGGAGATGCCGACCCAGGGTGTGATCGCCGCAAGCCGCATGACCGTGGACGACTACTCGTTCCGCGTGATCGCGTACTACTCCGGCGACAACGACCAGATCCGCCTTCGCATCGACGGGCTCTGGGGTTGGGCTTGCTTGCGGCCCGAATGGGCTTGCAGGTTGGCGTACTAAGAAACCGAGGGGGAGGGACAGAACTCCCCCTTTCTCTTTTCTGGAGGGACCATGGAAAACGAATACCCAAAGTTCTTGTACCTCGCGACCGCTGCGGATTCGATCCTCGTTGGTGACGGCGACGAAGAGAAGATCGCGCGCGAAAAGGGCTTCCGTGATGTCTGGGGCGAGCCTGCGGAAGGCGCTGGAGACGAAGACGAACGCGAGGCGCTCAAGAAGAAACTGAAGGCCGCCGGCGTCCCGTTTGGCGGGAATTCCGGCGTCGAGAAGCTGCGCGAGCTGGTGGCTGAAAAGGGGCTCTGATGAATACGACGGTCCTTGAGTTGATCCGGGCAGCGCTGAACACGACCAACGTGCTGTTTGCCGGGGAAGACCCTGATGCAAACACTGCGAAGGACGCTTTGTTCCAGCTCAATTCCATGCTCGACTCCTGGACCGCCGATTCTCTCGCCATCTACGCCGAGCGCAACGACGTTTTCACCCTGACGCCAGGGCAGGCCACCTACACGGTCGGCCCAACTGGAGCGTGGGTGATGCCTCGCCCCGTGGAGATCGTGGCCGCACAGGTCCGCATTTCCGCTTCCATCGAATACCCGATGGACATCATCTCGAACGTCGAGTACAATTCCATCCGCGTCAAAGGGTTGACGAATTCCGTCCAATACGCAATGGGTGTGCAGTACAGTTACCCGAATGCGTCGGTTTCGTTCTACCCGACCCCATCGACCGACAACCCGGTCCGCCTGACGAGCTGCGTGCATTTCGCGCAGCTTACGAACATGACAGAGATTGTCGACCTTCCTCCCGGCTATCAGGAGGCGATCGTCTACAACCTGGCGCACCGCATCGCCGCCGGCATGAATAAGCCTCTCTCGCAGGCCGCGCAGGAAATGCAGATCAGCAGCCTCGCGCGCGTCAAAGCGAACAACACGGTCGACACGCAGTTGGTTTGCGGCGACATCCTGGGGCGCTCCGGTCAAGCGTGGAACCCCCAAACCGGGTATTGGGCGCGGGCATGAGCGCGAAGGTCGGGCAAATCGGGCCGGTGCGCGCCGCCGCATTTGTCGGAGGGTCGTATTCGCACCGCTCGACCAGCGTGGACGCCGAAAGGACGCTCAACAAATACCCGGAATACATGGAATCCGATGGGGCCCGCGTCCCGTCCGCGCTGATCGACACCCCAGGCATGCGGGTCGTCTCGCCATCCACGGGGATCGGCGGGAATCGCTGCCTCTACGCTTCGGCATCCGGGCGTCTGTTTGGTGTGTTCGAAAATGGGGTGTATGAATTCGACGCCAGTTTCAACCGGACGCTACGTTGGCGCCTAGAATCGAGCCAGGGCCGCGTCACGATGGTCGACAACGGCGCGCAAATCTTCCTCGCCGACGGCTGGGCCTCCCAAGGCTGGATCTTCGACCTGGTCGCGAACACCGCGTCGAAAATCACCGACATCAACTATCCGGGAGGCTTCTTCGCTTGCTTCCTGGATGGATTCTTCCTAGTCGAAATGCCGGGGAGTCAAAAGTTCTACTGGTCCCAGCTCAACGACGGCACGGTATGGCCCGCCCTGAACTTCGCCGCCGCCGAAGGCTTTCCGGATGCGATCGTGTCCATGGCGGTCGTCAACCTCGAAGTCTGGCTTTTCGGCTCGAAATCTGTCGAGGTCTGGTACCATTCGACCGACCCGATCTACATCTTCCAGCGCTTCCCGTCCGCAGTGATCCCGATCGGTTGCGCGGCGCAATGGGGTGTCGCCTCGATCTCTGGCGTGATCTTCTGGCTTGGCGCAGCAGAAAACGGCTACGGGTCCGTCTGGATGTCGCAGGGGCATGGGCTCCCGAAGCGCGTTTCGAACTACGGCACCGAGTACCAGATCAGCCGCGACACGCTCGACGACGCGACGACATACTGCTACGCGCAGGAGGGCCACGTTTTCTACGTCCTGACGCTCCCGACCGCCAACAAGACGCTGTGCTACGACGTTACGACGGGCGAATGGCACGACCGCGGCTACATGGTTCCGGCAACCGGCGTGATCCAGCGCCACCTCTCGCAGTGCCTCGCGTTCGCGTTCGGAAAGAATCTCGTCGGCGATTTCCGATCAGATGCACTCTACTGGTTCGACATGGACTGGTACAAGGATGGCGAAGACCGCATCAAGAGGATGCGCCGATTCCCAACCTACCACGCCGATCAGGCCATCGTCTCCTACTGGTCGCTGGAGATCTTCCAGGACACCGGGGATGCTCCGTTGACTGGCGACGGTTCGGCACCGCAAATGATGCTCCGGATCTCCAACGACGGCGGGCGTACCTGGCCCGGCGAGCTGTGGCGATCGATGGGCAAGCAGGGCGAATACTCCAAGCGCGTGCGGTGGGGCTCGCATCTTGGGCAGGCGCGTGAACGCGTCTTTGAGGTGACCAGCACTGAGCCGATCAAGCAGCCGTGGCTTGGCGCCTACATCGAGGCTACGGCGGTGACGCCATGAGCGCGCCGATCCGCCTCGAAAAGCCGAATTTCCGGACCACCTGGCTTGAGGGGTCGGGCGGAATTCTCGATCCGTATTGGCAGCGGATTTTCACGAAGCAAACCGATCTAATCAACGCACTGGCAGCGCAAAACGAAGCGCTTGCCGCAAAGGTCGCAGTATTGGAGCAATACAACATCGATCACCCTTGATCGGTGCTATATTCCGAGTAGGCGCGAGCCTCTCGCCCGATGCGGCGGCTACCAGGAACCAACGGGGTAGCAAATGAGCTTTTGGGACGGCGTCACCGACGCGGTAGACCAGTTCACCGGACACGCAGGCGCACAGGCCGCGCGGCAGGCATCGAGGCAACTTGCCGATGCATACCAGCGCGGCATCGACAAGCAGGGCGAGATCTACGGCCAGAGCATGGAATCGCTCCAGCCGTGGCAGACTGCGGGCCAAACAGGACTTCAGGGGCAGCTCGCAGGGCTTGCGGATCCGTCGAGCTACTACGGATACAAGTTCAAGGACTTCGATCCGCAGGCATTCGACCCGGCCAAGGATCCAGCCTACCAGTTCCGCTTACAGCAAGGGCTAGGCGGAGCGATGAACTCGCAGGCTGCGCGAGGATTGCAGAATTCAGGCGGGGCGCTCAAAGAGTTAGCCAACTACGCGGCTGGAGTGGCTTCTCAGGCGTCCGACGATGATCTAGACCGACAGATGCGCCAATGGCAGGCTAACCAGGCTGGGGGGATGGGATTCGCGCAATCCCGTGCCTCTGGGCTCGCTGGCCTTGCCGATAGAGGCTACGGCGCGACCACCCAGGCAAACCAGCTCGGGCAGGTGTTCGGTTCACAGTACGCGCTTGGGCAGCAGGGAATCGGAAACGCGCAAGCAGCTGGAACGATGGGCGCACAAAGTGCCCTTCAAGGCGGTATGCAGAACTTTATGGACCTCGCGAAGACTGTCGGGAAAAGTGTGGCGGCATACTCAACTGGCGGGCTTTCTGGGCTTGCCGGGGCGGGTGGATAAATGGCTATCGCTGACCTCATCGCGCAAGCAAATGGACGCCTTGCTGTTCCTGATTTTGCTGGAGCCCTGATGGAGGGAGCGCAGGCCGGACGATCTGCAGGGCTACAGAACCTCCAGGCCGAGGAGCAGCGCCAGCAGATCAAACAGCGCACGCTCGCGAATCTGGCGACCCAGCAAGCGCAAGACGACCTCGCTAGGCAGCGCGAGGCGATGGGCGCAAACACCACCTACGGCGCAGCGGGGCCAGAACTGAACCAAGCCGGGTACCTGTCTCAGCTCGCAAAGTCGGGCGCTGCCCCGCTCGCGTATGACGAGCAGGCCAAGTTCCGCGCCGCGCAGATTGCGGCAGACCAGGCAAAAATCGACAAGGCACAGAAGGAAATCGAGCGCCGCACGCAGATTCTTGGCGGGATCAAGTCACCGATGCAGCTTGCCGCCGCGATTCCCGAGATGGAGCGGATGGGGATCAACGTCGAAACGCTTCGCGCGCTTCCGTTCCAAAGGAATTGGAAAGAGGAACTGGACAACCTGGTGAATATCGGGCTTTCGCACAAAGATCGGCTGGACCAGGCAAAACAAACGCTCGAAGAGCAGCGCGCAGCGATCGAGCAAAGCCGCGCCGATTGGCAGAAAGAATACCAGACCGGGCAGCTCGGGATCGACAAGCAAAAGCTTGCTGTCGACTGGTACAAGGCAAAGAACCCTCCCGCCCTCGTCACAGGCGCAATGGTGCGAGCTCCACAGGGGTACCGCTATACGGCGTCCGGCGGTCTTGAAGCGATTCCGGGCGGGCCAGCCGATGCGAAAAAGATCGCCGCCGACGAAAAAGCAAAGGCCGGAGCGCAGAAAGCGACCGACTTCGCCGACATGGGATTGAGTGTGATCGACCAGCTCATCGCGTCACCTGGCCTCGGCGGGATTGTTGGGGTTCGCGGGAAGCTCCCGACGATTCCAGGCACCGACGCGGCAAAGTCGAGCGCGCTGGCCGAGCAGCTCGAAGGACAAGCATTCCTGCAGGCGTTCCAATCCCTCAAGGGCGCCGGAGCCATCACGGAGAATGAAGGCAAGAAGGCCTCCGCCGCGATCGCTCGCCTGAATCGCTCCCAGAGCAAGACGGATTACGTCCAGGCTCTCAACGAGTTGCGCGGAATCCTTGTCGAGACGAAGGCGCGGGCAGCTGAAAAGGCTTCCTCTGGCGCAAGCGTTCCGACTGTCACAAGTCAAGCCGAATACGACGCGCTCCCGAGCGGAGCGCGGTACGTCGATGCATCCGGAGCCCCCCATGTGAAGGGCGGTCGATAATGGCGTGGAAGCCCCCTGAATCAGATCGCGTCGAGTCGTGGGCGCCTCCCGCAAGCGATGCGCCGCAAGATTCGACCGTCGCGCAGAGGCAGCAGGCCGCGCGCACCGCCCGCGAAGCCCGCGCACCGTCGTGGGCGCAAGCGTTTGCGCCAAGCACAAGCGCCGCCCTCGCAAGCGGGAAGAACCCCTTGCAGGACGCGGCAACTCTCGCCGCCCCGTTCAAGGATCTCGCGGCGCTCCCCGCAAACCTTGCCGCCGGGCTTCTCGGGTTCGGCGGGAGCTCTCCGGGCGAGGGGGGCTTAGCGACTCGCGAAGCAATGGCGGGCGCGCCGATCAGCCCTTACGCCGAAACACAGAATCAGCGCGCTGTCGGAGGGCTGGCGCTGGCTGGCTCCGCGCTTGGTGGCCCGTTCCTTCGCGCCGTTCCGGCGGCAGCACAGGCCGCGATCCCTGAAGGCGCATCCTGGATCTCCGCACTGGCGGCGAGGGCGATCCCTGCCGCAAAGAATGCCGGGCGCCTCGTTGGTGCTGGCGTGGCTGAATCCGCTCCCGCAGCAGCCTACCAGGCCGCGACAGGTGACGTTGGCGGAGGGTTGGCGAGCTTGGCGCTTGGCGGAGCTTTGCGGCCTCTCTCTGGCCTCCCGAAGGCGGCTCCCGCAGCGGCGGACATGGTTGAGCGGACGGCTGGCGCGCTCTCTGGCGTTCCGGGGCACGAGCTGGCCGCGATCGGGCCGCTGGGGATGTCCGCATACGGTCGCGAAGTCAAGGCGGCGGCTGGCAATCCGAATGCTGCCTACGACCTTGGACAAAAGTTGGCCGATCGAATCAAGAATTTCGATCAATACCTACCGAATGCCGCCGCCGTCGACGCAATGGTCGCGAAGCTCCCGCCGATCAAGGCGAATGACATCACGGCCGCGCTCGAAAAGTCGAAAACTGCGCTTTCAAGCGGAGCCTACGCAACGCCAGCAGACAAGGCGACGGACGATGCGATCGGGCAGCTTGTCGACATGGTCAACAAGTCGGCGGATGCCAACGGGAACATCCCGGCGGCACTTGCACGACAGATCAAACAGCGGTACGACGCCGCCGTAGGTGATGCTTTCGGAAAAGAGTCTTCCGCCTACGTGACCGCTCTTAAGAATGGACGCCACGACATCGCGAAGGCGCTGGAGCGCGCTGCCGAAGAAAGCGGAATCCCGGAATACAAGCAGGCGATGCAGGACTACACGCGCCGCCTTTCGGCTGTGGATAAGATTTCCTCGCAGCTTGGCGCCACGGACGCGACCCGCCGCGCACGCGCTGAATCCTTCGTGTCGAATCTCTACGGAAAAAACAAGGCGCAGCAGCAAAAGAACATGGCGGACCTCGCCGACATCCTCGGCGAAGACTTCGCGCAGCAGGCCAAAGCCATTGGAACGGCGAAGGTCGCGATGCCTGGCGGCGCCTTGCCGATCTTCCCGACGCACGCGACCGGGCGTTCCATGCTTGGGCTCGGTGCGGCTGGTAGCCTTGCATCTGGCGGCGGTGCGCTGGCTGGTGCTCCGATCGCTGCGCTGTCGTCGCCGATGCTCGCCTCCGTGGCGATCCCCGCCGCTCGCGGCCTCGCGAACTTTGCGAACAGCCCGACAGCGAACCGCGCAACCCTCGCCAGCCTCGCCAGTCTTCGCGCTTACCTCCAAGCGGAGAACGCCCAACGATGACCGTCGCAACCGTCCTTCCTTTCGTCCCAGCCCAATGGTTCACCAGTGCGGGCGATGCCGTCCTTTCGGGCGGTCAACTCTGGTTCTACGAGGTCGGGACCACCGCGGCGAAGGAGGTCTATTCCGACTACGAGGCGACCACCCCGCACGCGCAGCCGGTCATTCTGAGCGCATCCGGCAAAGCGACTGTTTTCCTTGGCGCAGGCGGCTACAAGGTCGTCTTGAAAGACGCACTCGGCGCCGTCATGGACACCGTGGACGGTGTTTTCGGTGACCCCGGAACGGCGAACGGCGGATTCCTTCAGACCGGGATCGCGACCTTTGCCGACCTCCGCGCGTTCGCGAATCCAGGCGAGGTGGTGACGGTACTCGTCGCTGGCGCGCTTACCCAGGGTGACGGCGGCGGCGGACTGTTCACTTTCAACCCCGCGATCACCGCGGCGGACGATGGTGGGATCATCATCGCTCCAGATTTCGGAATTGGCCGATGGGTTCGCTCTGTTTCCGGCACTCCATCAATTTCCTGGTGGGGAATCAAGGGCCTGACGACGGAATCGGACGATGCCGCGATCGCCAATGCCTTCGCCTACTGCAACGCGCAAAACACGTCGCTGACCGTCGATCGCCACAATGTCGGATTACGCGTCAATGCGACGTTCTCCGGGTCGAAGCTGATTTTCTCGGGCGGCGACTTCTACACGGCGGGCGAGCCCTCTATTCTGACGCTCTCGAACGGTGCCACGGTCCAGGCCGACCCGCATGACCTCATCCTCTCAGGCGGCGGGTCTGTTCGCTACGGCGCGGGGCAAGTGATTTCCCCGGAGTGGACCAGCGCCGCGCTTGACGACTCCGGAATAACCTTGGCCGTCCTGTCTGCCGGCTCCAGCCCATGCAAAATCGTCCTCTACAATCCATATGCCTGCACGGCATCCGTGACGATTCCGGATACGATCGAGCTTAGCTTTTCCGAAGACGGGCGAATCGACTTCACGGGAACAGCGAACCTCTCGATTGGCCGAATGGCCTACGTTGGGCGCTCCCAGGTGTTTTCTTGGGATTCGATCGCGCACGTCGGCGCCGTCTCGATCAATGCCCCGGAAATCTTCCCAGAATGGTTTGGTGCGACTGGCGATGGCGCTACAGACGACTCGATCGCATTCTACGCCGCCGCAAAGACTGGTCGTGTCAACCTCGCAAATGCCGGGAATTACCTCCTTGGGCCGCTGTGGGGCTCGACGCCAACCCCGCTGACCATCAATGGGGGTACGGTCACGCTAGGCACCGGGAAGACGCTCGGGAATGGCATCCTTGCGCTTGATGCGACCAAGATTTCCGGGTCCGGCGCCGGATGGTTCACGGGCACGGCGTTCCAAGCGTTTGACTCCGAGTTTTCGACCGTCCCGTCTGTTGCATCGAGCAGCGTTTCCGGGTGCAAGGTCGGCACAATGTTCCCGTTCTACGCTGGGACCAAACCGACCATCTGGGGTGCCTACACGGACATCCCGAACGCGCAGATCCTCGGCACAAACTCATCCGGGAAGATCGAGGCAAGGGGCACGGATCTGAACCTCGGAAAAGTCGGGCTGGCGTCGCTGTTCTTTTCGGAATGGCTCACGACGCCAACGCTTACCGGGACCGTTGCACTCACGAACCCGCTGAACCTGGTCTACATGGTTGACAACACGTCACCAGGCGTCGACATCACGCTGCCACCGATCGGAAGCGGCTCAAACCCAAACTTCCTGATCTTGATTCCGACCGGGTCGAACACGATCACGATTCACGGCACGATGATGTGGGCAGGGACCCCAGTGAGTTCAAATACGTTCAACAAGCCGCTTTTGATCTATGTCGACTATGGAACCAACGTGTGGTACATCCTTTCACTGAACTGAGGGCCGCTTCATGAGCTTGATTCCTTGGGCGCCTTCGCAATGGACAGATGACCTCGGGCGCCCGCTCGCGTTCGGGAGGCTGTACCTCTACCAGGCCGGGACGCTCATCCCGAAGGCCGCTTACCAGGACGCCGCGCACACGGTTGCGCACGCGTTCCCGATCGTGCTGGACGCCACTGGCCGTGCGAATGTCTGGCTGATCGATGACGAGGCTTACGACCTGGTCGTCCACGATGCCAGCGACAACGTCTTGCGATCGGTTCTCGGGATCGTCACGAATGGCGGCGGCGGCACTCCTGCGCCCGCCACCGGAACGAGCGCTTTCGAAGTGGAGTCATTCAAATACAGCGAAGGCGGGCTCGTCCGTGACGAGGCTCCCGAGCTATGGTCAGGCACTAGCGCGAAAGGGTGCTTCTGCTGGATCACCCCATGTATCGGCTGGAAGTCGATCAAGTACATCAAAACCACATTCTGCGCGGCTGTGTTTGGCTGGGGCCCGCGGTTCGCGATTTGGGGCTGGACCGGACACGCCGGCGACCAATGGGAAAAGATTGCCGATAACGAATGGAACGGAGCGCAAGGGCTCGCATCGTTTAATCCGCTCGACATCAGCGTCGCGGCTTACAAGTGGATCAAGGTCGCAACAGACCCTGGTCCGCTACTTGCCCCTGAATGGGTAAAACAGACCGGCGTCGTTTATCCCCCCGCCGTAACAGCCTTCCCATTCCCGAATGCGGCTGGATTCATCGGCACGCGTACATCGTGGCTTTCTCCTTTTGGTGAAGATTTCCCGCTGATCCTCGCCGACGACCCGCGCTACCTTGTCACAAAGTGGATCGCCCTGGGGGTTGAGTCATGACCGCGAAGTTGCTTCTTATCAAGTCGGAAAACGGGCTTGAAACTCGCCAGGATTACGACGGGCTATCCTCTGCAAATCCTGCTTTCACTGGCACCTTGACGGGGGGTAGTGCGGCGCTGACGGGGGGCGTAGATGCTGGAGGCGAATTCAAAAGCGACGCCCTTGCAGGCGCTGGCACGCGCCCCTTAGTCGCCCTGGCCGATGGCACGATCGACGACCAGGACGCCGCGACGTTCCGGGGGACAATTGGGGCGCTGGCGGCAACTGATCCCGTATTCACGGGCGCGCTGAAACAGGGGGCGACAACGCGCATTACGGCTGGCGGCAGCGCGTGGTTTACATCGACGCAGGCTACCAACCTAGTCGGTGCGGGGGATCGACCAATAGCCGCAGACCTCACCGGGACGATACAGCCGAAGACGCCGGATCAATTCAGAAACATGATATCCGCTCTCTCCGCGGCATTCAAGGGTGCGGCCAACGGCGTGGCGGAACTTGGGGCGGATGGGCGCGTGCCCACGGGGCAACTCCCGTCCTACGTGGACGACGTGCTTGAGTTTGCGAGCTTTGCCGCGCTTCCTGGAACTGGCGAAACGGGCAAGATCTACATCAGCCAGGACGACAACAAGACCTGGCGCTGGTCCGGTACCGCCTATGCAGAGATCTCCGCATCCCTGGCCCTGGGCGAGACATCCGCAACCGCCTACCGTGGGGACCGGGGGAAGATTGCTTACGACCATTCGCAAGCCACGGGAAACCCGCATGGTACCGTCCCATCCGATATTGGTGCGGCCCGCGCTCCAGCGACATACGAGTTATCGGGAAACGCTGATATTGGAACGATCACAGCCAGCGCGATCAAGGTCCTTGTCGATGGTGCGACGATCTCGCTTTCGCTCGGCGCTAATGGACAGGCGTGGGACGTGATTTGTCCCGACTACGCCGTTGAATTCTACGTCCCGACCGGCGCAAAACTGTACCGGTACAGCGGGGTCACCACAGGGCCAGCGACCTACTCGCCTGGAGGCGGGCGGGCGATTCGCGTCGTGCGCGTCGATGCGACTACCTGGTTGATGCCGAATCTTTCGTGACGGTGTAGGCCCGACCATTTCCGGACGGATTCCGCGCCAAGTACGCCCGTAAATTCGTCTTGATGAACGAAAAACGAAACTCCATGGTCTCTCTCTTGGGCGGCATCTCGATCGGGTCGCTCGTCCCGATTCTCGGGTTTGACGTTGGGCCAACGACAATTTCTCTCGGCGGCGGAAGGCCGATCCGGATCACGCGGATCGACGCGAACACCTGGACCATGCTGGGGTCGCAGTGATCGCGAATGAGCTTTTGGAGAAGGCGGCAATTCCAACGGCGCGCGACGGGCGCAAAGAAGTATTTTCAACAGAACAAACCACGAGGGGGTAAATCGTGATCGAGTGGAAAGGGCTTTTTGCCAACACGCCGTATTCGTCGGCGAACAACAAGACGCAGGACGACGCTGTCGTCGGTATGCAGGATACCATCTACGTTACCGGTCCGGGGTACGGCGGATATTCCGCAAACGTCCGGGTCCACAACGCATCCGGAGCCGTGGTGGCGCTGATCCCTGTCTCTGGCGGAGGCGGCGCACTGTCCGCGCCTGCTCCCGTCCGCATCCTGGACGACTCGACGACCTACAGCTACTCGCTCGAAGTTGTTCGCGGGGCCGTCCCTTCCGACGACGCCGACAAGATCGTGATCCGCATCGTTGGCGGGGCAAGCAAGCGGTATCCTGGGCAGGGGTCGACGCTCCCCGACGGCTCCACCTCCTTCGCCAGGCCAGTGCAGGCACCCGGATTCGTCCCAAAACCGAGCGGGATCGTTTCTTACGTCCGCCAACCATCCATACTCAATCAAACAACATGGCCCCTGTACACATGGGGGGCAAAATTCGAGCTTCCCGTTCGCACTGTTCGCGCGATCCGGTTCGCAGTCGTCCCATCGCCAACTGGTCCCACAACATTTATCGGCAGCGCAGGGTGCCGCGCAACGTGGGACAGCACATGGACCCCAGATGGCGAAACATCACGCGCTGCATGGGGCGGTTCGGCGACGAAGCTTGTTCCTCAGAGCGGCACCCCCGACAGAATCTGGTCTGATTGGCTCATGCTCCCCGCTGTGCCACGGACGGATGTTGTTGGAGCTGGCGCCATCGTCATGGTGCGCCTGTATGTACCAGAGACGAACTGCAGCGGGTGCGGTGGATCGGGCGACGAGGCAACGTGGGGATCCAACCCGCTCCGGTATCGGGCTGCGTTTGCATCCGGCGATTTTGTGACGAATCCTGCCGGTTTTGGAGGGGGTGATCCGGCGTGGACACCAATTGTCGCGCTGGAGTATGCGAGCGACGACGATGCCGTCACGGTGCTGGAGGTTGGTGACTCAATCCGCCTCGGCGAAAAAGCGACACCGAAATTCTACGGCCCGCTGCACCAGGCAACCGACCGAATCAACACAAAGGTCGACCGCATCGCACGCATTTCCCCGATGGAATTTGGCGTTTCCGGTCGATCCTCGCTGTTGTATTACCCCGATTTTCTCAAGGCGGTCAATGAATTCACGCCCCCGCAAATCGCCGTTTTTTGCCCGTATACGCGCAACAACGGTACAGCAATCACCGATCAATCCGGGCTCGCGATCTCGTTTGTTGCGGAATGCCGTCGACGTGGGATTGTGCCTGTCCTATGCACAGGAATCTATGAGGCGGCAAACACCGCAAACAACGCATTGATGCAGGCGACGAACGCCTCTGTGCGCTCGATTGCTGCGCACTACGGTGTCGATTTGATAGACCTAGAGCCGATCATCAACGCAGGAAACGCAGCGACGCTGTTAAATGCGGACAAGATCCACCCAAATCAAACAGGCACGGTGGCGTTGTCGAACGAGTACGAGCGCGTGCTTGAGCTGATTGCAGCGCAGCTCGCCAGAATCGGAGGGGCATGATGCATTACTTCGTTCGACGGCTCAAATTGGGTGGTCGATCAATTCGTCCTGAGCGTCGGATGATTCCCCGCCTCTCCCTGATACGCGAACTGATCCGCCGTCTCGTCACCCTCGCCGCACGCCTCGCCGTCGTCGCTCTGGGGGCGCTGGCGGTGTTCGTGCGCGTGGAGCTGGAGGCCATGACCCGCCGCGCATGGCACCGGATCGCCTGTGCGTGGATGCAGTGCGACGAGGCGGCAGGATGATCCCCCGCCACGAGGCTGCGCGGTACATGCAGCGCGTCCACGACTGGCGGCTGGAGGTCTTCCCAGGCTACGTCTGTCTCTCGGTGGATGAGTGCGCGGAGAACGCCAACGGGATCGGATCAGACGATACGCCGGAATGGTTGCGCGACACGCTCGGGGCGCTCCTTCCGCACGTGCGCGAGGCCGCTTTCCTGCACGACCTCGAAGGATGCTTTGCGAACGACGGGACGCGAGCCGGCTTCATCGAATGGAATGCGCGATTCCGTAGAAACATCCGGAAGGCGATTCAGAAGAATATCCCGTTTTGGATGGTCAGAACGCGCCGCGCACTCTACAAGACTGCGGACATGTCGCACGCCGCGGTTTCCTCTGACATCGGCTGGACGGCCTGGCGCAGGGCATTCGAGCGCGCGCAGGCGGCGCAAGAACCAGGACCGGAGGTGATGGGGTGATTGGAAATTGGATCGCGCAGAACCCGGGCGAGACCGTCGGAATTATCGCAACCTGCGGCGTTCCTGCCGGATGGATCGTGCGGAACTGGATTATCGGTTGGGCAGACAAGAAGTATGCGCCAAAAGAGCCTGACCAGACCGCAGAAGAAAAGGTTCTCGAGCTCGAAAGCCTTGCGCGATCCGTGCTCTCAACCCACATCATCACCGAGTTCGCGGAGTCAACGGTCACCAGCGAGTATCGCAACGCCAGATTTTTCGAAGCGGTCGAAGGCGTCGTCATTCGATCGAAGGCCGTCCAGGAATTCACAGACAAGCGCTGCCAACACGCGAACACCTCCCACGAAAGCGCGATCCGGATTATCATCTCCGACGCAACGAAAGCGGTCGGCGACCAGCTGCAGAAGTCGCTGACCGACTCGCAGGCGATGTTCATGGCAGAGCTTCGCGGGATGCGCTCCGACATGGCCGAGAACATGAAAACGATCGGCGAGCATGTAGCGGAGCTTGATACGGAGCTGCAAGTCCACAAAGCAAAGGATGATGCAAAAAGGCCAGGGTAAACCCCGGCTGATGCGCGGCGACCAATTCCCCGAAATCGCCGCGCCTCAAATCTACTCATCCGCGCATCGAGTTCCGAAAATTCCGCATTCCTTTGCATTCCCCCGCGATCTCCTCGATCCTGTCGCGCCGCATCTGGGCGAGCCGGACATCCAGCGGAACCGCGCTGACCTCGCCGCGGCGCAAAGCGTCAAGGCGTCGGGAAAGCACAGGGTCGCGCCGGATCTCGGCAATGCGGCGTTCGATCTCGTCGACGGCCCTCATGCGATCCCCAGCGCCTTCATGTTGATTTTGTAGATAATCGCCTTTGGGTGACCCGCAAGGCCGCGATCATGGAATCCCTTTCCGCGCGCCGATTCCAGGAATTCGGGGACTGTTGCCCGCAGACCTTCGCGCGCTCTCTTTTGTGCCCACTCCCGCCAGCGCGCCGACTGGATTGCGTCGAGCTTTTCAGCTCCTGCGCGGTCGATCAGAGGGCTTGACTTCACGCCTTGAGGAAGCTTCGCGGCCAGGTATTCGTTGTAGTCGCACAGGTAGTTTAGCGCGCACCACGCACGATGTCGTGCGCGTTCCTCTGGTGTCGGCGCATCGCTTTTCCATCCGTCTGCGCGCCGCCTGCGATCTTGCTTTGCCGGGGTCACGTCGCGGCCCCTCCCTGGTTGGCGCGGAGGGCGTCGAAAAGCGCGACTGATTCCGGATTGTGCGGCACCCCAAACGGAGGGCACCACATTCCTGCAATCTTTCGCAGCAAGGCGAGTTCGTGACGATCCACCGCCACCATCCCCTCCCCCAGTACGCGGTCGGCGGGGATGGCGCGAAGGCGGGAGGCGGCGAGGTTATACGCCCACCGGGAGTCCTTGAAGCACGATTCGCGTAATGGATCGTCTTCGCTTATGTCTGGAAATAGCCTCAGAAGGCGAGCTTCAATTTCTCCGCCGGTCAGAGGAGGAATTGTCACGCGTCCTGCAGGCGTGATGCGGGAGGCGGCGAGATTGTAGCCGAACTCTACGGCATCGCGCTCATCGCAATCCATGGAGTAGCTGTTCAGGTCCTCGTCTGTCAGCGCTGGCACCACCACTGCCCGCGCCTCCACAGGCGGAACCCACGCGCTCCCCTCTCCCGTGTAGTCGGGCGTCGGGCCTCTGCTCCCGTCCGCGATCACCCGTTCCGCTGCCGTCTGCTCCAGCGCGTCGATGTGGGCGAGGAGTTCGGCGACCGCGCGCCGCATTTCCTGCGCCCAATGTCGATCGTTCGGGCATTCCGCGATCGCCCGAATCTCTTCCCGTCGTTGCAAGTTCATTCCAACTCCCTCCACTCGATTGGGTCTCGATAGCTTCCGTAATTATCGATCCATGGATCTCGTAGCAAGTCCCGCTTTGCGGGAAATATTCTCCCGTTTGCGTTTCGCGCTTCAATCCATCGCCCACTTGGCGCTGAATCGATTGCGCTCCATTCTCTACCACTCATCTCTCCCCCTTGGTTTGCTCGAATTCTCTCCATGCCTCTCTGACGGCCAGAAACGCCACTCCAGGCGCTCCGACCGCGTCAAGCTCTCTCAGGGCGT